TGGCACAGGATTAATGAATCCGTCTATTCTTGAATACAACGGAAAACTTATTGTAAATATTCGTCACGTTAATTACACTTTCTACCATTCAGAGAAAAAACTATTTCAGCATCCTTGGGGACCATTAACGTATCTCCATCCTGAAAATGATATGCATCTAAGAACAGAAAATTATATCTGTCATATAGATGAGTCTTTTAATATATCTCGCTTTAATAAAATAGACACAAGCCAATTTGATACGTATAATCCTATGTGGGAATTTGTAGGTCTTGAAGATGCACGTCTAATGGAATGGAATGGTAGACTATTTACGTCAGGAGTAAGACGTGATACTACAACAAACGGTCAAGGTCGAATGGAACTTTGTGAAATAGAAATCCATGATGACAAAGTTGTTGAAGTATCAAGATGGAGAATTAATCCACCGGCAGATCCTAATTCATATTGTGAAAAAAATTGGATGCCTATAGTTGACCAACCATATACTTATATAAAATGGTGTAACCCAGTTGAAGTTGTAAAGGTTGATGAACAACCAACTAGTGATATGGTGTTTAACTCAAATCTTGTTAATTCAACAACAACATATCTTGGTAGTACAACAAACTTTAAAGAAAAAGATCCGAGAGGTGGATCTCAAGTAATTCCGTTTGGTGATTATTATATTGCTCTTACTCACGAAGTTGATTTATTTAAGAGTGAAGTTGGAAGAAAAGACGGTGTCTATCGTCATAGGTTTGTTGTATGGGATAAAGATTGGAATGTTGTAAGATATACAAACGATTTTTCTTTAATGAACGGTCATACTGAATTTTGTTGTGGTATGTGTACTTATAAAGATAAGATTTTAATCACATTTGGATTTCAGGATAATGCTGCATATATACTTGAAGTAAATCCTGAAACTATTCGCAGAATAACCGGTCTATAAGGAATATACTATGAACAGATACGATATAATTCAAATTCTTATTAATAAAATCAATGCAAAAGACTATCTTGAAATTGGTATATCAAATGGTGCAACATTTAAAAGAATTAATTGTGATAATAAAATAAGCGTTGATCCTGAGCCACTCGCAAAAGCAACTTATACTTTAACTTCAGATGATTTTTTCGCACAAAATCAAAATACGTTTGATGTAATATTTTTAGATGGCTTGCATCATTCAGAACAACTTGAAAAAGACATTCATAACTCTTTAAAGTGTCTTAATGAAGGCGGTTATATAGTATGTCATGATTTAAATCCACTTAAAGAAGAACATCAGGCAAGGCCATACAAGCGTGGATTATGGAATGGAGATATATGGAAAACATTTGTAAAAATGAGATCTAAACGAAACGATTTAAGAATGTTTACTATTGACACGGATCATGGATGTGGTATAATAACAAAGGGAAGCCAAGAAACTATATACTTAAATGATGAAGATTTGACGTTTGATAAATTTAATGTTAATCGTAATGAATGGCTTAATCTTATATCGGTAGAAGAATTTGAAAATGAGTTTGGTAAAAACGATTTAAAGGCGATGCTAAAGGCATATATTAAAAAACCAAACAAACCTGAAACAAATTGGAACCTTGCTCTTTATTATGATGACATAGGACAAACTGCATCAGCGGTTTCTTTTTATCTTAGAACAGCCGAACGGACAGAAGACGATTTAATTAAATATGAGGCTTTAATAAAAGCAGCAGATTGTTTTGAAAGGCAAGGAACACGAAGATTTACAGTTAAGAATATAATGAAACACGCCATAGCAATACAGCCGAAAAGACCTGAAGGATATTATATTTTAAGTAGAGCGTGTGAAATGGCAGATGGAGATGATGGAAAATGGTTTGATTCTTACACAATGGCTTCAATAGGTTTATCTGTATACGATCAAAAAACTTTAGTTCCTTTAACTACAAGCGTATCTTATCCTAATAAAATATATGCTCTTATGTATCAAAAAGCATATGCCGCTTGGCATTGTGGTTTAGGAGAAGAAGCAAGATCCATATTCCTTGACTTATATACGAATTACAATTTAAATGAATACTTTAAAAATAAAGTATACGAAAGTCTTGTTCGTTTAAATGCGTTTTCATCAAACAGCTTAACTTTATATAATAAAAATAAACACAGCTCATTAAAAATTCCATTTAAAGGATCTGAAAATATAGAACAAAACTATTCAGAAGCGTATCAAGATATGTTCGTTCTTACTCTCCTTGATGGCAAAAGAAATGGATCATATGTTGAAATTGGATCAGGACATCCATCATATGGTAACAATACGTTACTTCTTGAAAAAGACTTTGATTGGAATGGAGTATCTTTAGATATAAGTGAAGAATTTGTAAATGCACATAAAAAAGAAAGAAAACACGTTTGTGTTTTAAAAGATGCAACAACTGTAAACTATGAAGCATTTTTATCTGGCCTTGGTTTTGATGAATATATAGACTATCTTCAAATTGATTGTGATCCGCCAAGTGTAAGTTTTCAAGCTTTAATTTCTATTCCATTTGAAACACGTAAGTTTGGAATTATTACATTTGAACATGATCATTATGCGGATCCTAATGGGGGTTGGAGAGAAAGGGCAAGAAATTATTTAAAGTCTTATGGTTATGAATTGTTTGTAAGCAACATTTCTCCTGATAAAAACAGACCTTATGAAGATTGGTTTATTCACCCAGATGTTATAAATATGAACAGAGTGCATTCTTTATTAAATACAGATAAAAATACAAAATGTGCTGAAGATTATATTATGGGTAACTTGAATGGTAAAGCAGCTTAAAGATTTTCCAACCGCGTATTATCTTTCTTTAAAAGAATCTACGAAAAGACAAAAAGATCTTGAGAAACAATTCTCAGATCGTGGAGTATCGTATCGTATGATAGAAGCATATGATGGTAGAAAAGGTAATATTGAAGAACAAGTTAAAATTGATGGGCGTTTTATAAAAAAGAATTCGCTCCCACCTGATGTTTTAGCCGTAGGTATATCTCATGTACACATGATATATCGTTGGTACAAAGATACGGATGAAGAATATGCTTTCTTTTGTGAAGATGATATAAATTTTTCACTTGTTGATTATTGGAATTTTGATTTTAAAGAATTTAAAGAATCTCTTCCACAAGATTGGACGGTTATACAAATGTCACTTATTAAAGAAGTTCCAGTTGATTGGAGTGATATGCGTATGAGAAGAAAGCGGTGGAATGATTGGTCTTGTTGTGCATACTTAATTAATAGAAAATACGCAAAAGAAATTGTTGAAAGCTATTATAAAGAAGAAACAAAAACTTATACTCTTAATATAAAAAACACAAAGCATGCACCTCTTCCTGAAAATCTTATCTATCCTAGTGATTATAATTCGTGCTATGTATTTCCATTTTTTACAGAAAATAGAAAACATAATACAACTCTTCCAAGAGAAGAAGAAAAAGAACAACAAAAAATTAAAACTATACAAGATCAAAGTAGTAAATTTATAACAGCATGGTGGCAAGAAAATGGTGACACCGTTAATATTAAGGAGTTGATGAATATGGTGGATAAAATACCCGTGATTGGAGCACCAGTCGTAAATAGCACATATTGGATTTCGCGTTTAATAATGAGTGTTGATTATCCAGTTGAAAATTTCGTTATTATTAATAATAACGGTAGAGGTGAAATTGATGCTGAGCTCGATGCTTTGACTAAAATGGATCATAAATTTATTGATAACATAAAAGTAGTTCATATGCCGGCAAATATAGGATGTGCCGGAGCTTGGAATCTTATTATTAAATGTTATATGTTAGCACCATATTGGATTATTGCAAATGACGATGTTGCATTTGGCCCAGGCCTATTAAAAGAAATGGTTGATATTCTTAATAAAGATCCTATCGTTGGAATGATACATCCAAATTCTGGTGATTTCGGCATCGGAGCTTGGGATCTGTTTTTAATTCGTGAAAACGTAGTTAAAATATTTGGTTTATTTGATGAAAATACATATCCTGCGTATTGCGAAGACGCCGACTATATTATGAGAATGCAACATAGACAAATAAGAAAAGTAGTTGGTTTAGAAAATGATTATTTACACGGTCTTGATGATAGCACTATGTACTATAAGAGTGGAAGCCAAACTGAAAAGAATGAAAAAGGTTTAAAAGATAAACTTGACCATTCAAATAATTTAAACATTGAATATTTAACAAAAAAGTGGGGACCAGGATGGAGAACTTTAGCTCCAACGCCTAACGTATTTGAAGGGCAAGAAACACCTATTTCAGCAACTATTTGGGATCTTGATTTTGTAAGACAGAAACATATGGGGTTTTAGAAAATGAAAAATTGGTTTATAAGTGAAGAGCAATCCGAAACACAACAAACAAGTAATACACAAAACGAAAATTTAGAAACAAAAATTCGTGTTAATCCAAAGCTTCAAGAAAATAAAAGAGCAATCGTAGTAGATAATTTCTATGAGGATCCTTATGCAGTGCGTGAATATGCATTACAACAAGAGTTCTTTGATGACCCAGGTTATATTGGAAAAAGAACAAGGACACAACATTTGTTTCCTGGACTTAAAGAAATATTTGAAGATCTTATTGGAGAAAAAATATCAGAATGGGAAAGCTACGGTATGAACGGTCGTTTTCAGCATAATGTTGCTGGTGAAAAAGTTGTATATCATTGCGATCAGCAAAGATGGGCTGCCATGATTTACCTAACACCTGATGCGCCACCTGAATGTGGTACTTCAACTTTTATGCACAAGCAAACAAGAATACATCATAATTCTCAAATTAATTGGGATAGAGGCGATGGTTTAAAAGTATTTAATCAGAAAACATTTCTTGACAGAACACCATATCAGCCTGTAGATGTATTTGGAAACGTATTTAATCGCCTTGTGATATTTGATGGCGGTTGTATTCATGCGGCATCTGAATACTTTGGAAGTGATATTGATGACTGCCGTATGTGGCAAATGTTTTTCTTTGATGGTGAAAAATCTAATATTCATATGGGATCTTAAAATGAAAATAGTGTTAATTACTGGGGGATTTGATCCTTTACACAGCGGACATATTGCGTATTTTAAAGCGGCAAAGAAACTTGGTGATCGTCTTATCGTTGGAGTTAATTCTGATGAATGGCTTACAAGAAAAAAAGGTCGCCCGTTTATGCCATTTGAAGAAAGGGCTTCTATCATTAAAGAATTAAAATGTGTAGATGAAGTACTCGCATTTGATGATAGTGATGATACTGCAAATGAAGCAATAGGCATTGCAAGAACAAAAACGACTGGTAGTGTTATTTTTGCTAACGGCGGTGATCGAACAAATAAAAATATTCCTGAAATACAAACTTGGGGTAATACACAAGGTGTAGAGTTTGCGTTTGGCGTTGGTGGCGAAGATAAAAAGAATTCAAGTAGTTGGATTCTTAAAAATTGGGATAAACCTGTAACACAGCGTGCTTGGGGTGAATATAAAGTATTAGATCGCAACAGCAAATGGCAAGTAAAAGAATTAACATTTTATGAAGGTAAGGCTTTAAGCGATCAGAGGCATTTTCATCGTAGTGAGCATTGGAATGTTGTTGATGGAGTTATTAATATGCAATTAGAAGATAAGTTAGGTAGAAAAACTAGTACATTACTTACTCCTGGTGATAGCATAGATATTCCAACAGGTTATTGGCATAAAGCAGTTAATTTAGATAATAAAAACGCTAAAGTAATTGAAGTTTGGATGGGATCTATTCTTACTGAAAATGACATCGAGAGACGAGATTGAAGAGGTATTCCGCTTTTATAAATAATAGAAAAAAGTAGGGTATTATAAAATGGCACTACCAACGACTCGTACTGAGTTTAAAGATTACGTTCTGCGTAAAATCGGGGCTCCAGTTATTCAAATTAACATTTCTGACGAACAAGTAGATGATCGTATAGACGAAGCGATATCTTTTTGGCGTGACTATCATTATGATGGTAGTCAAATGATTTACTTAAAGCACCAATTAACACAAGCAGAAATAGATCAAGGATATGTTACAATTCCTGAAAATATTCTTGGTATCACTCGTATATTTGATTTAAGTTCTTCTATATCAACTGGAACAGGTTTCTTTAATGTTCAATATCAGTTTGTATTAAATAATCTTGAAGATATCACCGGATACAATGTTCAACATTATTATATGGCAATGTCTCATTTACAATTTCTTCAAGAAATATTAGTAGGCAGACCGATGATTCGTTATAACCGTCATATTAATAGAGTATATTTAGATGAAACTAAAAGCACATTAACAGCCGGTAAATATATTATCATTGAAGGATATGATATTATAGATGGAAATACGTATTCTGACGTATGGCAAGATCGTTGGTTACAAAATTATGCTTCAGCACTCATTCGTGAACAATGGGGTTTAAATCTTACTAAATTTTCAGGAATGACTCTTATTGGCGGAGTTCAGTTTAACGGAGAGCAAATTCTTTCTGAAGCGAAAGCGGATAGAAAAGAAATGGAAGACAATTCTATTCAAAATCTACAGCCTCTTGTGTATAATTTCATTGGATAAACTATGGCTACAAATGTTTACTTCAACAACTACGAATATTTTAACGAACAGCAACTTATAGACGATCTTGTTATTGAGTCTATTCAAATTTATGGAATGGACGTAATTTATATAGGACGATCTATACAGCAACGTGATGATATTCTAAATGAAGACGATCTTTCTATTTTCAACCGTGCATATGAATTAGATATGTACGTAAAGAGTGTAGATGGTTTTGAAGGAGAAGGAGATTTCTTATCTCGATTTGGATTGCAGATTAGAGATCAAGTAACATTTTCTGTAGCGAATAGAACTTTTGAAAAATATGTCACAAGGCATGATACTACACGAGAAAGACCATTTGAAGGAGATTTGATATACTTCCCTCTTAATGATAAATTCTTTAAGATAATGCACGTAGAACACGAAAGCGTATTTTATCAAAGCGGCGCACTTCAAGTATTTGATTTAAGGTGTGAATTGTTTGAATATTCAAATGAGAGATTTGATACAAAAGTTGATATTATTGACGAATATTGGGATGACTATAAAACAACAAATGTTACTTCTCTTACAACGCTTAAAACTCGAGATCCTATTGCCAACAACATAGATTTTGAAACAGCAGGAAACGATATAATAGACTTCACTGAAATTGATCCATTTAGTGAAACTATTACTAACCCAACGGATTAAAAATGGCAATTGTTAATAATTTCTATAATGGTACCACGAGAAAATATGTAGCTCTATTTGGTACAATTTTTAATAAAATGAAAATCACTCGATCCACTAATGCTGGGGCTGAGGTCCAGAGCATAATTGTTCCTATAGCATATGGCCCGTTTCAAAAATTTCTTTCTAGGATAACACAAGATCCTAATCTTGATAATCCATCCGCAATTACATTGCCAAGAATGGCTTTTGAAATAACGAATATGATATACGATCCGGTTCGTAAGATTCCTTCAAAACAAAAAATATTAAAAACAACAAACGGCGAGGTTGACGATCAGAGACTTTTTGTTTGGTCTGCCACTCCATATAATATAGATTTTTCTTTGTATATTATGACAAAATATACTGAAGATGCTACTAAAATTGTTGAGCAAATTATTCCATTTTTTAAACCAGAATATACAGTTACAGTAAAATTATTAGATAATTATGAAGCGATTGATATACCCATTGTACTAAATGGCGTAAGTAATGAAGAATTATACGAAGGGTCTTATGAAGAAAGACGTGCTGTAATGTTCACTTTAAACTTTACTATGAAAGGATGGTTTTTTGGACCTGAAAGAAAACGTAAAGTTATTAAATTTGTTGATACTGACGTTTGGACTGGTACAGATGCATCACTTATAGCGGAACAAGGAGTAAATGTATATCCTGGATTAACTGCAAATAATACACCAACAACTGATCCTAGTTTAACTGTTCCATACACGGACATTGAATATGATGATGATTGGGGAATCATAAAAGTGATCACTGATAATCCTGAAAGTTAAACAATGCGTGATGATAAAATATCTCAAGTTCTTGGCGTAAGATCTTTAATGGAAATTAAAGAGGAGAGTGTAGATGAAAAACTTAATAAGTCTACAGATAAAAGCCTACAAGATAATGACATGGAATATAATGAACGAGATGGAGAAACCCATCATGCGTCAAATCTTTATGCAAGGAAGGCAATGGCGGAGGATAAAGAACATGTTCTTAACGGTTCCTCAAACGAATTGGCCGTTCGAGGACAAGAAAGTGACGAAGAGAGACAAATCGCTAAAATAGTAAAAACTCAAATGTCTGAAGAAAATCTTCAAGACATAGATCAAGCACGCTG